GTCACCTCGTAGGCGAACGTGTTATCGGTCGGCGGCACCGTAATGGTCGCGGTGCCATGCGCATCCAATTTCACCTCGAACGAGTCACGCACCACGATGCGCTTACCGCTGTTGAAACGGCTCGTCGGAACGACGTGAACCGTCTCACCCGCCAAGTCAGCGATACCATCCGCACTCGGATGTCCGAAATCGAATTTGATCTGAGTCAAAATATCCTCCTAAAAAATAGGGATATGGAACAATAGGAAAACCCACACACACGCCCATCCAACGGCAACACGACGATGTGTGGGATTATTCAACAGAATTGGAAAGGAACCAATGCTTTTCGACACATTCGTAACCACCGTTTGGAAACCCTCATGTGCGAAACTCCGCGAATGCACCAAAGTAGGCTACGAAAGCGCCCTGAATTGCCATATCCTCCCGCAATGGAGCGGAAGGGACATGGACGAGATCAGCGTGGCGGACATCGAATCATGGTTGGACTCCTTCGACAAACCGGGAGCGGCACGCAAGGCGTGGGCGGTGTTCCGCTCGATACTCCGACTCGCCTACCGGCGCGGCGTCACAGACAATGACGTGACCAGACGTGAAATCCGACTCCCCCACTTGCGCCATTACGAGCCGCAGGTACTGACCGCGCCGGAAGTACGACGCCTGTTGAAAGGCTTCTACGGGCATCCATTGGAAGCGTGGCTATTGGTGTCCGTATGCGCGGGACTGCGCCGCTGCGAGTCGGTCGGCCTGGAATGGGCCGACCTGGACTTGAAGCGAGGCACAGTCACCGTCAAACGTTCCGTACAATGGGTGGCGGGCCATGAGACCGTCACCGAACCGAAGACCGACCTGAGCCGACGTACCGTCGCATTGCCACGGTTCGCAGTCAAACGATTGGCGGAACTACGCCACGGCACGAAGACCGGCCGACTGGTCGGCAGTCTGAACGCGAACCAAGTGGCAAACCACTACCGCAGTTGGTGCAGGCGCATGAAACTGCCCTGCGTGCCTCCACGCAACCTGCGCCACACGTTCGGCACGTTGGCGATCAAGGCCGGAACCGACATCAGCGTGGTCGCACGACAGCTCGGGCACTCCGACATCCAAACCACCGCACGGTATTACCTCAAGCCCGATCTGAGCGTCCTCAAGGACATGCAGAAAGCATGGCAGAAACTCATATTGACCTGCTGATAGCATTCCGTAACCCAGACATGCCAACTGAAATGGCAGAACACTGTATCGTTCGTTCCGGTTCCTTACGGCGCTTCGAACACCATCACGGTCAAAGACGGTCTGATTTTCGTGGACCTGTCTTCGTTCAGAAGCACCGTGAAAGTCGGCGATTACTCTGTCTGGCTGTTCGAAGAGGGCGTGAAGCCCTCCAAAACGGTCGGTCTTGGGTGCATCGCGAACGTGGCTGGCCTCGCGTATGGCAAACAGGCGGGGTGGAACACTAACGGGTCGGTGACGCTTATCGGAGGCGTTGGTTCGTCCGATATCGTCCAATGCTTCCAGAGGATTATCCCAGTGCCCGATGGCGTGACTTTCGCCTAGGCGAGCGGCACTGTGATGGCTCCTTCCACCCATCCCCAAGTCGCTCCGATGCTCATCTTCGCGGAAGAGCGCAATGCGATGACGTCCTGCGCCACCTGCACTTCGACGCCATGCAATCCGACGCTCGAATTGGACACGGCGGCGCAATGCACCTCGAAGGACGCCTCCAAACCGGCTGGGAGTGTGAGAATCGTGGATGTCTCCCATTCTTTCGCCGCGTTCCAGTCGCTACGGACTCGGATTGCGTGGAATGCGACGATCAACAGCTTGCCTACCAGCGCGGTACGATAATCCACTTTCCAATTCGGATTCGCCTTGATGAGGGTTACGGAAAGCTATTCAGGCGAGAATGTAGGTCATCGTCCCGGAGAACGTGCCGCTGTTCTGCACCGCGCCACAATTGGCATAACGGAAATTGCCATTCGTTTCCAGAATGAAATCACGCTGGCTGCCACCATCACGCCCCGACCACGTACCATGCGTGACGACCGCAGGCCTCCAACCCTCCGGAATTGTACCGAACTGTCCACTGCCCCACGAGTCAGTGCTCGCGCTTTTCCAGTTGATGCTAATCTGCGCGATCTTGCCAGACTTCACGCCGGTCACGGTGCCATACTGCGATTTAATCAAAGTCTGGGTTACGGAATCCCACAAAGCCCCCCTCGGCGTGAACAGGCGTACCGGTGTACCGACTGTGATGCCATCCAACGGAATACGCCAGAGAGGCATGTACGCGTCAACCGCGCCGGACAATATCTTCCCTGACGGGATGGTCGGGTCAGCGGCGGCAGTCGCATTCGGCGAACCCTTCAACACGACCAACTCCACCAGCTCATTACCGGTCTTGGAATCTCGATGGTAATGCGCGCAAATGATGTCATTGCGTTTCATGCCCTGCGACCCGTTGGAGATCGTCACCGATTCCGCCGACGTGACATGCCAGTCCAAACCCTGGATCGACGCGCAGCCGGTGCCGATCGTCGCCCTGTTGGACGAACTCATCGAGCATTTGAACGCGTCGCCCCAGTCGAACACCACGTCGGACTTCGAAAACTTGGCCTGATGGATGATCGCCTTGTCCTCACTTGAGATGTGTGCAACTCCGGCCTTGCCGTCAACCAGTTCGATGGTCACTGTCCGACCTCCTTCAACCATGCTTCAAACGAAGCGTCATCCTTCTGCGCAAACGCCATGAAAGACGTATTGCATTTGGAGCACAATTCGTAGATGTCGGGCGGCACATCCTCCGCGATGCGGGTCGCCTTGCCAGCCGAATACCGGCGCACGGTGTACCATTCACGCGCCTCCGTATCGCCAGCGGCGACATAAGCGGTCTTGCCGCACTTGTCGCACACGTACTTCGCGTAACCGTCAGACTTCACTAGCCAATCCTTTCAAACATTGAGCAGCCAAGCGACGAAGGCAACTGCCTCCACGTGCCGCCGAAATCAACGGAGGGGTCAACGCCCGTCGTGTTCATCACCACATAGCCGACCGGGAACACGGCCTTCCCGGAACCGCCGTCGCCGACATGCGCGCTGATGACACCATCCACGCTCACGATCGAGGAACCGTCCACCCTCACGCCACCCAACACGTCCGTGGACGCCTTCGGCAGCGTGTAGGCGTTCGCGCCCCGTTCGACCGAAGCGAGCTTCGACCGCTCGTCATCGGTCATCATGCCCGACTTGGCACTGTCGGCCACGCTCCTGGCCGCATCGGCGACGTTCCTCGCATCCTCGGCGGTCTGATTCGCTTTGCCGATCTGCGCCGCGAAACCGGAAGCCGTCCTGTTAGCCGACTCGGCGACCTGCCTGACGGCATCCAAATCCTCGGAAGCGACCTCCGCGTTGATCGTGCCGCCTGAAATCGACAGGCCACGGCCAGCCGTCAAAGACACGCCACCACCAGCCGAACCCGAAGAGGAAGACGAACTCGTATAATTCGAATATTCCGTCTTCGAAGAAGCCGTGTCGCCAACCTCATACGATACGGACAGCAAACCGCCAGACAGCTTCACGATCTTCTTCAACACGACGGCAGTAACCGTCAGACCAGTCACATGATCGCAGCCCGCGACCCTATCGCCAACATCAAGCGACAAGCCGTCATGCACGGTCACATCGACAGCACCGGCACCCTGCAAATCCTGCAACTGCTTCTTCGTCTGCTTGTCCAACTCGTTCTTCTCGGCGGACGAATAATCATAGACAGCGGCGATCTCATCCCGACCACCGAACGTGCGCGTATTGGACACCTTGCCGGAACTATCCGCATAATAGTGGATGACAAGACGATTCCTCAAATCACCCTTGCCCAAGCCGATCATATGGTTGGTACGCCGGTAATCCTTCGTGATGGAAAAATCAACCAGATCGGAATCGACCGTATCATCATGGGCGACAATCGGCTGGGCGTACATCCATATCGTGCCGTCAACCTCCTGGAACATGAGTTTCAGATCATTCGCGGCCAACATTCTGCGGATGCCATCATATGCGGTGCAATACCGGTCGAACTGGAACGTGGGAATCGTCTTCGTGGAATCCGCGCGAACCTTGAACACGTCAGACAGGCCAATACGGGCCAACAGGTTCGACAACACCTGATTCACGGGGCCGGACACCTTCAGATAATCCTGCCCCGAATCAGGCTGCAACACCTTACCGGCCAACATGCCATGCCAACTCCTACCGGAATACGTTACGACACTCACGCCATCCGACAGTTCGTCCTTCATATGATCGACGATGCCGCCAGCCTCGGTCCCATCCACATAGACAAGACCACGGTCGGGCAGCACGGTACCGTCATACAACGTCAGTTCGAAATCATTCTCACCAGACCCCCACGCGCAGTCAAACACGCAATCCGAAACCGCATGGAACGGCACGCCATTCTCGTCAGCGCAAATCAAATCAACCAAGTCGGGTCCCCATTCTCCTCGACAATCGTCAGATCAAAACCGAAACCGGAACCCAACTCGACCACGCTAGAACCAGCCGGAATAGGTTGGAAAACATACTGTCCACGATTCAAACCGGAACCGCGCACACCCCACGAAAACACATTCCGCAGAGAACCATCCGCACCATGCAGCATGATCGACTTCTTCAACGAATCAACCGCCACGTAAGCGCCAGCGGGAACATCACCATTCAACCGGTACACGTTCCCGCCAATCGTCAACGACGGATTCGAAACGGCCCCATATATGACCAGACGAAACGGCATCGGAACACGCATACGATTAGACACCATGCATGACGGACGCGAAACAGCCAGATCATAACCCATGTCAGTCGGCAAATCCAAGCCAGACAACGCAGACCCGGAAACAGGCTGATACGACACGGTATCGGCATTATGCCGCCACACGCCATCCAACAAGACGAACGAAAGCGCGCACACCGGGTCGGAGGAACCAGGATGCGAGGAAGCCTCGGACTTCACCGCATAACACGATTGAGTCCAAACCTCCCCCGCACCATTCACCGCCTCCAACCGTCCCGGCTTGCCTACGGCCAGATCAGCGTCAACAGCCCGCATGAACGAGTCGAACGCAGCCGCATCACCATAATGCACGTCAACGGAAACCTCCCGACGTTTCCTCGAAACGCCAGTCAACCCACCGTTACGCACCGTGTAATCCCATTCACGGCCACGCAACTCCAACGCGCCCTCGAAATCAACGGTCTCATAATCCGACACGTCGAACCGTTTACCGGTCAGACCACTCACATACGTAAGCTCACCTGCCACGACTGGCCTCCAATACATCACGGACGAAATCACGCTTGCTCGGCCAAGGACTGCTATTGCGACTGATTTCACCGCCGATACCGTCACGGAAGCCCGCAACCTCACGACGCAGATCATTCACGGCGGACACCAGTTCACGATCATCCCGTGAAGGAATGTTGACCGTGATGGATGTGGCCGAATCCAACATTCTCTGGACCCTGCCGCCGGAAGCGTAGGCGTTACGGCTCATGTCACGCGCACTACGCGCATACGACGTGCGAGCCTGCGACACCGCCCTGTCCAGATCACCGGTAGCGTTCAACACGTTCAGGAAATTCGGGCCGACAGTACGATCAAGCTTATCCACCGCAGCGGCACGAATGACATGCTCGCCGTTCGACAGCCACATGGGAATCGAATCAGACGTGCCAGTACCCGGCCCGCTGATACGACCACCGGTAGCCTTGCCGGCATTCGCAATACCCCTAGCGACAACAGACGCATCAAGCGTCACACTCTTGCTTTGAATGCTGTTCCACTGTCCGGCGAGACCTGCAACATCATCATATCCGGTCGTGGAAGCGTCAAGACGACTTCCCCACCATGTAGGCACGGAGACAATCTGGTTTTTCGCATCAACCGCCACAGCAGACGTATTGCCAATACCAGCGAAAAGCGTAGGCCAATTACGAGGCACGTTATCAATATTGCCCTTCGCTATCTGCGCTATAATACTAGCCCTATCAACAGCGTCGATCAGCGTTGGAGCACCCTGCCGGACACTGTTCACCGAAAACTGCGCGCTAGCGACACCGCCCTGCGTATTATCAGCTGCCGTAATAGGAACATCCACAGGCGTCTGCTCGACGGTATACAGATTATTCTTCGCACTATCAACACCGGATTGCGTCTTATCCAAAGCATCGATGAGAATCTGAATCTGAGCGTCGGTCAACCCACTGTCACGAAGCTTCTGCTTGACGGCATCCAACTTCGGGCCAGCCTCATCCTTGGCGAGAATATTGATCTCAGCCTTAGTCAGACCGAACCCCTTAGCCAAAGCCGTAGCGTTCTTGATCTTATCCGAAGCGTTATCCTGAGCGTCAAGAAGAATCATCAAATCCTTTTTGCTCGCACCGCCCATGAGCGCCTTCACGGCACCGGCCAACTGGTCGAAACTCGTTATATCACCCTGTTGGACGAGATCAAGAATGATTTCCTTCTGACCCTTGGTCAACTCAAGCTGGTCGATATAATCCTGAACCTGAGCCTTCACCGAATCCATGTTCGTCAAATCGAACTTCGTGGACACGTTATCGGGAATAAGACCCATCTGGTCGGCGAGCGCGGCTGCGGCGTCGGCTGACATGCCGCATTGTTCGGCCATCTGAATGATCTCCTGACGGGCGGAATAGACGGCGTTCTTGGCTTTCTGGTTCGCTTCGGCGCTGCCGTTGCCCGCGTAGATGATGTTCTTCGCGGCCAGTAAAGCGCTGTTCGCGTAATCGGCCATCATCTTGCGGTTGGCCTGGGCGTTTTTGCTGTTGCCTTCCAGTTCGTAGTTGTTGGCTGCGAGGGATTCGGACAGCAGGCTGAGCTTGTCGGCGGCCAATGCCGAAACGTTGGCGACGCTATCGGCGCTGCCAATCCAATCGGACGCCACTTTCATGCCTTTTACCCATTCGGTGTGGGAGTCTTCGAGTACGCCGAGCAGACGTTCGGCGGCTTCGGCCTGCTGTTCGTTGGCGTTCACCATCTGGCCGTTCGCGCCCATGACCCACTGCTGGTCGTTCTTGATGTCCTCAAGCTTCTTATGCATCTTGTCATAGGCGTCGTTCGTTCCGGTCGCGGCGGAATTCAATTGTTTGACGCTGATGCCGAGAGCGTCAGCCGCCTTGGACGAATCCTTGAACGGGCTGACCCACTTCGTGATGCCGCTAAGACCCTTCTCGATGGCATTGCCGTTCGGAAGCTTCCAACCGTAATCCTTGTCGGTCCAATTCTTCGAAACAGTCTTCCTGGCTTTGGAAACAGCCGTGGAAGCGTCCGCCGCGCCGCTTTGAACGTTCTTGAACGAGTCGGCGACGGTCCGGTTCACCGACTGCGTGTGCGCAGCGGCATCATTGTACGAGCTGATCGCACTGCCCGCCAGACTCAACGCCGTGGTCGCGCCGCCAATGGCGATGCCAACAGGCCCGCCAAGGAAATCAACCACGCCACTCAAGGCGGTCTTCAGCAAACCGGTCTTGCGGGTGGCTCCCTCAGCCGCTTCGCCGATACCACGAACCAAGCCGGTGGAACCAGCGCCAGCGGCGACACCAGCGACGGCGGAACCGCCCGCCTGCGCACGATTCATACGATTCAGCTTCGCAGTGGTCTCGTCGGCTGCGGCACCCATCTGGCGGATATTCGAAACCTCGCCGGTCAGCACGCCAGCCGTCTGACCGGACTTCAAACGAGCCATCGCCCGAACCAGCTCGCTCATACTGATCGCAGTCTCCTGCGAGGTGATGCCCAACTGGCTCAAAGTCTTCCGATATTGCAACGTGGATTCGATGTTCTGCAACATGCCACGCTTCAACGAATTGTAAGCACTGAGACCAGCCTTGCCGAACGTCGCATACATGCCAATCATGGCCTGAATCGGCACGGGAAGCTTACCGAACGCCTTGGCCGCGGCGGACGCGCCATCAGCCAACACCTTGATCGTCGGAGCAGCCGACTTCAACGTGTTCGCCAACGTGCCACCGAACGTATCAGACAATTCGCCAACCATCGACAACAGACTGTCGAACATCGGCTGGGCGGAATCAATCGAACGGAACAGCTTCTGGAAGCCTTCGGACACGCCATCACTGAAATCAGCGATACCAGTCTTCGACTTGCCAAGCATACTGCTCACGGAACCGATACCGGTGGAAACCATCGAACCGGCATCCACAAACACCTGCTTCGTCGTATCACGCAGACTATAAGCCGCATCGCCAATCTCACGGAACGAATCATGGAACAGGCTCGAAGCGTCCTTCGCGCCATCAGCCCACGCCTTGATCGTGGACTGGAACTTCACACCGTTCACGGCCTTGTCGGCACGCTGCAATTGGGTGCTGAACTTCTCGATGCCATTCTCACCCTCGGCCAACGTGCCGAACGTGCCCCTGAGAATACCACCAAGGGACTTCACGCTGGACATGAGATAGCCACCCTGTTCGATGGCCTTCTCCATAGCCTGAGTGACCTTGCCGGACTTCTCCGCCTCGTCAACCCACTGCGCCATATCCGTGGCGTTACGGCTCACATAGTTAGCCATGCGCGGCAGATACGAGCTGGTCATGTCACCCAATCGGATGACGCTCTTCGTGACATCCTGAACGCCAGGATTCAAAGACTTAACGCCCTTGACCGTGTTGCCCAGAATCGAATTGATACGGGACACGTATTCGCCTTGAGCGACTATCTTCGCGGCGTTCGCGGCTATCTTGCCTTCGGCGGAAGAAACTTTCTTCATGCCGTCAACGAACCCGTTGCCGCCCAAGGCGTTCATCATGTCGATGACCGGCTGTTTCGCCTCAGACCAGAACGAGTCGGACAGCTTCTTCTGCAAGCCACCCAACTTCGTGGACGCCACATCAACGTAATCCGCGTAATTACTGACAGCCACATAACCGGCACCGAAAGCGGCGGAAACACCCAACAAAGCGCCCGGGGCAGCCAAAGCCGCCTTGCTCATAGTCACAAGAGACGCGCCAGCACTGCCAGCGGTACGAGCCAAGTTCAACGCGCCCGCACCAACGGACGTGAAGATAGCGCCCAACATGCTCCACTTCGGCACGACCTCATCGAACTTGTCGAACACGTTCACGAGCTTCTGCCACTGGTTCTGAACGCCACGGATGCCCGTGGCACCAGTGGTCATGCCCTTCATGATCTTGCCGAAATCAGTGCCCTTGAACTCCGCGAAAATGTCGATCGTGCGCGGTCTCGTGAAGTAAGCGAGATGGGCGCGAGCCAAAGCGGTCTCAAGATCGACATCCATATCAAGGGTGTCGTTCTTTTCTTGGAACCTCTTCAACTCCTCCTCGGCGTGCTTCTTGTCGATATGGAGCTTCGCCGGAATCTCCGCATCGGGATTGACCTTCAACGCCTCCGCATACCGGCGCATCTCCGCTTCGACATGCGAATACTCCGCCTTCAACGTGACCGGAACATCAAGCCTCTTATGCTCAAGCTCCCGCATGGTGCGACGTATCTCGTCAGCGCCATCCTCGTAGAACTCGACCTTCACACGCTGCGACTCGAACCGTTCGATATCACGGTTCAGACGGGCGAAATCACCTTCGACATCGACCTTCACCCGCGCCTTCGGATTATCCTTCAGAAGACGCTGGTAATAAGCCAGCTGACGGTACATCTCCCGCAGTTCGGCCTTCAACGTGACCGGAACATCGACGCCGCGACGTTTGAACGCCTCGATCTTAGACTTGACCTCACGCAGATTCTCAGCGACGAACCGCAGACGGATATCCTGACGGTTACGGACGCCGTTCATCGAATACAGGTCGGCGAGACGCTTCTGGAAATCGGAACCCTCAAGACGGGTCGCCTTCGTGACCGGACTCTTCTTCAGCTTCTCGATACGGTCGTCGATCTCGCCAAGCATCTTGACGGTACGCTTGTACTCGTCAAGGTCGAACCAGTTCCGGTTGTTCCGCTTCATGGCGGACACGTCGGACTCAAGCTCCTTGCGCACGCCACGATACGTGTCGATAAGGTTCTCGGCCTCACGCCGCGACTCCGCGAACTGCTCGCGGGCGATGGCCGTGGAGTCAACCGGACGGGACCACTCATCCCTAGCCTTCTTCGACTCGCGGGCCATCTCGGCCTGCCGCGCCTCGATCTCCTTCGCGAAACGCGACGACGCGGCCTGCTGGCCCTTGAACCAGTCGGCATACGTCTCCTGCTTCTGATGCAGTCCCAAAGCCGTGTCACGGGCCTTGGAGAAGTTCGACAGCGAATTGCCAGCGGTGACGATGCTCTCCTCAAGGGCACGCACCTGACGGGTCATCTTCGATACACGCTTCGCATCGCCATCGGACGCGATATCGATAAGCGACGACTGCGCCTTACGCAGCCTGCCAAGCTCCTTCTCCTGACCGGCGAGCGCCTTGTTGGCTGCTGTGACCTGCTTCGCGGCTTCGCGTTCCTGTTTCCACAGGTCGGATGTCGGGAGCTTCTGCGTCTTCATCTCAAGGCGTTGCGCGTCGAGACGTTCGACTTCGCGGGTGGCCTTGGCGAGGTCGCCTTTCAGTCCGCGAATGTCGTTGCGGGTTTTGACGATTCGGTTGGACAGTTTCTCGAATTGGCGTATCTGCTCGTTGGAGAGGTGTTCGTTGCCTTTGATGAGTCCACGGACCTGCTGGTACAGGTCCATCTTCTTCTCGCGGTACTTATCGACGGTCTTGTCGAGGCTTGTCGCGAACGAAAGCTGTTCAGGTTTGATGGCGGACTTCTTGAAGAACGCCGTGTCGGCAATCTCGCGGCCTTTGGCGTCGAACGCCTTGACGGTCTGGTCGAGGTTCTTTTCGATCAGCTTCGAGTTCAGCAGCCCGTTGCCACGGAGGGCCGTGTTGGTGCGGGAATTGAACTCGGACAGGCCACGGCTCAATTTGGACGAATCGAAGTCCGGTTTGAGCGTGAGGCCGCGACGAAGGCGTTCCTCTTGCTGTTCGAACCGTTTCATCCACGGGTCGATGTTCTTCGTATTGGGTTTGAAATTGAACTGTATGGAGGCGTTCTTGCCGTTCCATTCGCGGTAGGCGCGTTCAAGCTGGGCGGTGTCAGGTTCGAATACCGCGTTCACGTCGAGGTCGCTTATTCCGCGTGCGGCCTCCTCGACCTGACGGCGGAAACCCTTCGTATCCGCAGTGACGCGAACGACGACCGTACCGGCGCGATGTTCGCCAGCCATAAGCAACCCCCAGAAAGAAAGACGGAAATAGAAAACCCCCACGGGAATGTGGGGGTTTGTTCAGAATCAGGTCATGTGGAACTTCGTGAACATGCGTTCGAAGTTCTCCGCTGTACCTTCGTTCTCCCGGCGAGGCGGCTTCTTGTCAGCGCCGGGAGGGAGCAGTGGATGCGGTTTGGCATTCTTGCCCCCGTATTTGGCGGTAATCACCGCGTTCATCATGTTGCGAACGTCAACGGCGACCATCGTCTTCGAATCCCATCCAAGCCACGGCAGTACGGTCGGCTTGTCCGGCTTGGACTCATCGGACGCGGTTGGAGGCTCATCCTCCAATATCCGCGCCCTGTACAGGCTGTCTGGCATCGCCATCAGCCCCGCCGCGAGGCGTTCGGCGCGGGTGGGATTCAGCCTCGCGCCGGTTATGTCCAGACCATAGAAACGTTGGAAGTCGGAAGTCAGTTCGACCGGGTGGACGCGGACTTGCGCTTCGAAGCGATCGATTTTCCCAGTTGGTCCGTGTAGAACATGAGAATCGCTTCGATGAGCCAGAACAGTTCATCCAATCCGATGCCCGTAGTCCACTCGTCAACCTTGTCCGGCTCGTCGGTCAGCGACTTGACCCAATCCAAAGCCGTGCCGACGAACTCCATACGCTCGTCGATCTTCGCCTCGATGTCGTCCAGGGATTTGGCTTCGGGGCCGTTGAGGTCGGAGTTGAGCGTGAAACCGGCCATGCTGTCCAGTTTTCGCAGTTGTGCGGCCTGCTTGAACGAGAGGCGTTCAGCAGGGGCCAGAGGCGGCAGAAGCGAGAACAGCGGCTCGTTCTCGCACAGTTCCGTCCAAGTCTCCGGGATACGGAAATCATCGGACTCGGTGGCGGTATTCTCTTCAACGGTCTTGTCAACCATGTTTTCTCCTATCTGAAAGCATTGAAAATCTCCTATCTTCCGTCAACGAAGAACGGGAAAGGACCGGAACCCCCCGGATAGGAGAAACAGGGGGTCCGGCGTCAGGGCGAAGAGGAAACGGCCTCGATCAGGACTGCTTCATCTTCGAAGCCTCGAAGAACACAATCGGCTTCTTGTCGGTGACGGTCTCTACCTCGCCGGTCATGCCCTGCTCGACGAAATCATCGCCAGAGAAATCAGGACCGCCATCGAAGGTCACGGAAACCTTGCGGAACAAAGCGCCGAAACGGATGTTAGAATCATTATCGGCGGACTCCTGAGCCAGCAGGAACAGGCTGAACGTCTGCGGCTTCTTGGTGATGTCCACGCCGACGCCGCCTTCCTCGTCATTGCCGTTGTAGATCAGCTTCAGAGTGTCGCCATCCAACTGCAACGATTTCGCGGTGATGGTGCAGGTCGAATCGGCGTAAGTGGTGCGCAGGTTCTTACGTGCCCACGAACTATGTGTGGTCGCGTCGCCGCCGTCGAACGAGAACGAAATCTTGTTGTCGGCGGAAGTATGCCCCAGATTCTTCCAAGTGCCACCACCACTGCCCGCTGGAATGGTGTCCGAGTTCAACTGGAACGCCTTAGCGCCGGAAGCCGGAAGAGCGGTTCCGACCGGAGCGTAGAACAAAGTGCCGTAAGTGGCAATCAAAGTAGCGTCGTCATTAAACGCCATCTCATATCTCCTTAAAAGAAAAGCCCCGCACGAGGCGAGGCTTGAAAACGAAAAAACGGAAAATCATCCGGCGCGAAGCGAATCCTCCGCGCGGACGGTGAACGAGGAAGCGGAATACTGCTTCACCTTCTTGCCTGTGGCCTGCTTGCCGCCAGCGCTTTTGCCGAAACCGGGATTGCCGACAATCCGAATCACACGGCCATAATCGGTACGTCCGTAACGCGGCCATTGCATGATCTGCTGGTACACTTCCTGCGCCAAGCCGAAAGAGCGGTCGGCGTCGTTCGTGGCGACGATGATGTCGATATCGCAATCCCACACGCCGGTCGAATGATTGCCGGTAGCCATGGTCGGAGCGTTCGAATGGAACAACACGATGTTCGAGAACGAAGCCCACGCATCGACATCCACATCGACCTCGTTGAGCACATGCACGTCAGGCCAATCCGCATTGTCCGTGAAACCGGCTGTCAGGAGCGTGTACACGAGCGAATCGAAATCGACCATCGGACGCTCCTGCGGGTAACGCTCGTAATCAGGCTGAATCAGCGGCATCAGACACCACCGTTCATACGGGCCGCGTCACGCATCACATGATGGCCCTCGACCCAATGGCGGCGCTGCACGTTCCATGCGCCCCACTCATGTTCGACGGCCACGTTCGACCCGTCACGGCCCTCCACGTCAAGGCACACGTCGGTGTCGATGCCGTGGTAACGCTTCTCAAGACTCAGGTCCTTCGCGACCGGAATACCAGGGTCGCGGCCCTCGGCGCGCACGGTCGCAAGCATCCTCGCATCGGCAAGCACCTCGTCGGCCTTCTCCGACGTGGCCTGCGGGCCGAACCATTCGGCCACCTTCGTGCTCAGGTCACGGTCAATGAAAACTCTTGCCATCGGCCTCACCCCACACATGGTCGTCAGGGTCCGGTTCGGGAGGCTTCGGACGCAACCCCACAGGAATCTGCGAATAGTCGGCGTTACGCCGAATATGCATCTCATAGTGGGGAACCTCGCCATGCTGACGGAACGTCGGAGCGCCGTCAACGTCGTAGCAGTCGCCCTGATACCAGACCTCCGTATGGATATCGCCATGCCATTCCACGGCAGCGACCTGAGACGGCGTGACCTCACGCAAACCGCCCCAAGTCTGCGGCGACTTATCCTCGGCACCGGAAATGGAAAACATGCCAGCCTGCTGCTCGCGGCCCTCGATGGAACACCAGCACCAGTAAGCCTTGCCGGGCACATACGTCGTGCCATGAGGCCCACGACGGACCGTGTACAACACGACGATCACCTTGTCCCGATACAGAATCGAATCAGGCTTCACCCAAGGAACCGTGACATCCTTGTAAGGATGCTCCACAACGGCATCGGAACCGGACTTATCGTAAGGATGCCCCAAATCCCATGTTTCACGAGACATAGGCATCACATTCCATAGATACGGTTCACACCGACGCCAACGGTTCCGATAGGACCGCGCCCATTCGCATAGCCGTCAAGAATCTGCTTCTCCCTTTTCGACAGATACAGATTCGGCGACGCATCCTTGCCTGGCGGATTGTCCTGCGGGTCGAAACGCGTGAACTGGTACGTGCCGTTCGATTCGGTCTTGATATCCGAATAGCGGATGACGCGCCACACCATGGAACAGATGACGAACTCGTAATCCTCAAGGTCAAGGTCGCCGGACTTCAACCGTGGCAAGCAGTTCGTGCTCGAAGTGGACGCCACGGTCTCCGCGCGATGGCACATGTACGTGAGCCAAGCGTTCGGATACCGTTTCAACACGTCGGCGTCGGGAAGGCAATGAAGCTCCAAGCATTCCACCCAATCGACGGCATCGGTAACACCATTCGACATCAGCGAACCCCCCTAAGCTTCAAGAGGGCTACTTGCCCAGCACGTCCGCCTTGAAGGTCGAGACGGCCTCCTTCAGAATCGGCAGATAATTGCCGTTGACCCAAATGTCGTAGTTCAACGGAGCCTGATGCGACAACATAGCGCCGATAAGACCATCGTTCACGCTCTTGTTGATCTCGTACTCGGAGTTCTGGGCCTCGGCGGTAGGACCGGACAGGGTAGCGCCAAGAGACGAATCGTTGAACGACGGAAGCAGAACGAACGTCTTATCCGGGAACGCGGTGGAGACATCGGCATCCATGTCGAAGGTGTTGTCGAGCTTCAAATCCTCGTAAGCCTCATCGATCAGAAGCACGTCGGTGATGCCGGACTGCGTACGAAGCACGTCCAACACCTCCTGACGGGTCAGCTTGGTCTTGGAATGCTCCAAATCCATGCCGGACACCTGCGTACGGAAGAACTCGTTGGTGCGCATGGCATCGATGACCACACCGGTGGTGGCGACGGCGTGCGGCTTGCGACCGTAAGCCTTGCGCATGATCTTCACCCAGGCTTCGATGTCGTCGCACGGGTTCGACTTGTCGTTGTCCCAAGTGGTGGTAGGCTTCACATCCTGCTGGTTGCCAGGACGCTTGAACGAATACGTCACATCGACGCCGTTCTCCTTGATGACCACCTTACCGGTCACCAAGCACTGCAAACGCTCCAACTCCTCGGTCACACCGGCCTGCTGGCCCAGAGCCTCGAACTTCGCCTCGGCCTGATCGTGGATATATGCGGCATCGTCCTGATGCTTGGCGATATCACGCTCGGAAATATGGTCCATACCGGACAACGGCAACAGGCCGGTATGAATCTCGGCGGTCGAGGTCTCGGACTTGGTGTGCCCGATCTCGGCGTCCAACGCACGATGCTTCATCGCACGGGTCTTCGACTTCGGAATGACCGGAGTCCACGAAGCGGTCCAATCACCACCATTGGAAGTGACCGGGAAAATATTCGACAACGGCAGGATGCCGTTCACATAGTCATGTCCCGCCTGAGCGACCTCGGTCGCCTCGGACGGCGGGATGATAGTCTTGTCAATAGCCAAGAAAAACTCCTTAGATACGCAAAAACCCACCGCGATGGGTGGGTTTCACAAAATTTTTAGAGGTTAAGTGACCGTCAATCAGGAAATCGTGATGTTCACGGTCTTTCCGTTGGACAAAGTGGCCTTGCCAGCGGTGATGGCCTTGGACGACGGGTCCTGAGTCAATTCGATCTTGGTGATGGTCGCACCATCCTTGCCAGCCGGACCCGGAGTGCCAGCCGCGCCGGTCGAAGCGGACAACGGCGTCACAACGTCATCCTCAACGTCGTAGAACTCGCCGCCCCACACGGCACCGGACTCCGGCTTCACCGGAAGATTCGAGGCCACGATGTCGCCACGATAGGTCATGCCCACGGTCGGGTCGTCCAAATCCCAGCCGGACAGGTTGATGTTCACGGCCACCATGGATTCAAGCAGACCTGCGATCTTGGTCTGACGGCCATCGGTGGCCTGCTTGTCATACGGACCATACGAGCCGACGTTCGCACCGGAAGTGATCTTCGCCAGCGGAATGCCGGAACGAATGTAAACGGTCGTGGCCTTCGGACCCACACCGGTCAGATACTTGTTGTCTTCGGTCTTGAACAATTCAGGCACGATGGTGACGGACACCGAATCATTGGTGTTCTTCTCGCCATAACGCCAGGAATTGTCCTCCTCAACGGTGACGATGCCGGAGGAATGAACCATCTCTTGAGTCATACGCTCAATCCTTTCAAAGAATCAGTAGGAAACTACTTGCTGCGCTTACGTGCCTTCTGACGTTCCATCACACGCTTGTAAGCGTCGCCCGGCTGACGTTTCGGATGCGAGGTGCCGGACGGGAACTCGGCCTGCATGGCTACCTTGCGTGCCAACGGGTCCTCGGTCTGCTGCGGTTTCCTCTCCACCTTGGAAGTGTCAATCGGGTTGTACGCCGCATACTTCTCAGCCCACGACGCGATGGCCTCCGGCTCCGTTGCGGGGCAGAGGTCGGAAAGAACGGCGTCCGTGATCTGCGGATACTTAGCCTTGGCCTCAAGACGCGCAATCTGCGTCTTCGCGGCCTTAAGCTCCGCGTCAGCGGACTGGAAAGCCTTGTAATTGGCCGAAGCACGGTCTTCGTTCTTACGGCTCATAGCCTTCCATTTGGCAAGCTCGTCATTATCGGACGGCTTGGAAGAATCATCGGAACCCTTATCATCAGCCGGAGCGTCATGCTCGACGGCGGGCTCGTCAACCGGAGTGGTCTGAGCATCCTTCACGGCATCCTCGACCGTTCCGGCCTGTCCAACAGTCTTGTCCTTTTCGGATTCGACTTCATTATCCTGAGAGGCCATAAGACCAAATCTCCTTAATGTTTAAGCGGCCAGTCCCAAAAAACCGCGAGAATAAGCCAACAGGCTCCGCACATACTGCCAAGCCTGTTTAGTGTGGACTGTCTTTTTGAACTCATACGAACGCCCATCGAAACGGAATTGAACCGAATCCTTGTCACCATCCAGCAATTCCTTGTACCGGGCGTTGAACTCGGTCGCACGGGCGCACATGCGCTCCATCTGGGCGCGGGTCATCCTCATGTCAGGCAGATGCCATTCCGGCGCATTCGAGTTCACCGGAGCATCCTTGCGAAGCAGCACAGGGCCAAGCTCGCTGTTGTTGACGACCTTCACGCGAAGCTTCGTCAAATCCGTCGCGCTCGTGGAATAATCACGGCCCGACGTTTTGCCAGCGGCCTTGTAAATCGTCATCAGATCATCCGAGTTCAATTTCAACCCGGGGTCGTTAGAGCCGACGATTGGAGCCACCGTACATTTGCAACGATTGTGCATGGGCATCAAATCAGCCCTCGTGAACGTGTTGGTCGCAGCCACGACACACAAACCGCACGAACCCGTCTTCGACAGTTCGGGATGAATCACACGCCGATACCGTTCGACACCGGAACTCCTGTAACGCGACTGGATGGCGCGATTCTGGGCGACATACCCATCGGTCACCGCGTTCGTGTCCAATTGGACCTTCGCGGACATCAGCCAAGCCTTCACATGGTTGGCGGCGGACTGGTCGGCGTCCTTCAGAATCTCATCCCACGTCGCCGGTCGAATCTCAGGATTCTTCACGGCCTGAGTGCGATACTCGTCCGCGACCCTCATGGCGACCTGCCACGGATCCGTGTTGGCGCGAACGACCTCATATTGTGGGATATCCCCCAAACCGTTCACACCGGCCAGACGCAGCATCGTATCCGCATATGAGATGCCCTGCTGGCGCATGGCCTTCACGAACGCGATATGCTGCTGCGTCACATAAGCAGCCGCGCCCTCGGCCACCGCATCATTCCACCAGTCGGAAGGAGTCAGGCTACGCCACATGTTCCAAGCCCTGCGGACGAACTCGTCAACCAGCTTCAACCGCTGGTCATCCAACGCCTGAACGGCAGCCAACGCGCTATCGGCCATCAGACCCCCATAACGTCGGACGAATCATCCGACGACGGCCCATCGGACGACATCGAATCCGAACCAGAGCCGGTGGAGAACGAATCCAAACCGGACCCGTCACCCAGATACGAATCATTCATCGTCGCATCAGTCTGCTTCGCCGACGAATCCAAAGCCGCGTTCTGCCGTGCCATGGCATTCAGGAAACTCGTATCCTGGGCATCCTGAATCATCTCCGCGATCTCCGTCTCGGTCATATGCAGATAACGACGGGCGATGGTCTTCAAAGGAAGAACACCCTTCACCTGAGCCGCCGCCTGACACTGCTCCAACTCTGACGGAAGCTCCAACGGCTCCCAAGTCGTCTCGAAACGCTCCTCCGACGCGTTACTGCCGGAAGCGGTCAACGCCATCTTCAACAGGAGCACGAAAGCGTCATTGGCCCTCATGTTCATGTCACGGACCTTCAACCGCAGCATACGGGTCGTCAGCTTCGCACCCTCGGCGGAACCAGCCACATCAGGCGAAAGAATCGACAACGGAGTGCCAGTGGCACCTGCCAGAAGCTTCACATCGGAAGCGGCCGCATTCACAATCGGCGTGATATCCGTAATGGACGATTCGCCAATCTTCGCATCGGCGGGAAGCAGCCACAACGCGGCGGGACCCATCTCGAACAGTTCCGAATAGTCGATCTTGTCACCGGCCTGAGCCTTACCGGCCTTGACCGCAGGGTCGCTCTTCTGGTAATACTCAGGCATGTCGCCCGACACCCAACGCTGCTTGAACGCCTGCATCTCCTGAATGCAGAACCGTTGAAAACGCTGCTGGTCGATGGACCTCAACGTCTTCAAGGAAGCCTCGAACTGGCCCTTGCCGTTAGGAGTGGTCAACTGCACGATAGGAAGACACCCGCAATCAAGGGCGAACTTCCAATCATCGCCGGAAGATTGGCCCTCCCACTCGAACTGCGCCTCGAACTCCGGGCGCTTCTTCGAATCGTCGTTGGCAAGGTCATACACGGTATCCTCGTCATCGACCGAATCGGAAGGCAGTGTGCGCGACTTGACCTCATGCTTCGCGGTACGCGAATAGATGCTCTGAATCTCACCGTCATCATTACGGACGATGCGATACAAAGTCAACCGTTCGATCTGCTCTTCCTCGGACCACCCATACACCACAGCCGAATCCTTGTCGTCGGACACAACCGTGCTCCACGGACTCAACCGTTGGATATACGAAGGATTCTCCTTGCCGAGAACCATCGCATACGCGGCACCGTAGATCGCCGCATCCATGAACATGTTCAACGAACGGACATCCATGCCGCACTTATCCCACATGTCATCCGCATCCGTGCTCCGCATCGTCTTATCGGCGACAAGACGAAAACCGGTAGGATGCTGCGACGTGATTACCGCATCCGCAATCGTATGAGCCAGATTCAACGGGCAGATATCCACAAAACGCCTATACACGGCACTGGCCGTAGTGGTCGCCGCCTTCGGCACGGACTGCAACGGAACCGTCTCACGACCGTCATAAAACGTCTTCAACACACACAGGTCAGGAATACGATTCTGCAAACGCGTCGCAAGACGCGTCAACGCCATACCGTCACCATCAGGCTCGTCATCACCCGTAACAAGACTCTGCATATTAGAAGATGTGGAAGCCATACGAACACCCCAAAATCACCAGACCCGCTGCGGCATCACCCGCTGCGGACCATCCTCCTCGAACTGGCCCAAATACTTCTCACGCGCCGCATAAGCCAAAACGCCAGCCATGCACGCATCGATCTTGTGCGGACTCTTAGGCGTCTCCTTATGAATCTGATAACCCCAACTCTTCTCACGCCGCTTCGCGTTACGGAAATGCGACACAAGACGCGGGTCGGCACACAAAAGAATATTATTCGGGTCAGGCTCCCCCTCCTCAACAGGCTCGGGAGCATACTCAAACGACGAATGCGCGCACTGCAACGCACGATACATATCCTGCGACCAGTTATTCGTCCAAAACTTCATCATCGAAGACTGGCCACGGGCATACACCTTCATGCCACGCCCATACTCAGCCTCCCAGCCGCCAATCATCGACTCGAAGAAATGCGCATCGGCGAAACAGCCGATGACATTGTAATTCTCGAACATACGACGCACGGCGGCATCGAAACCATCACGGTCAACACGCCAATCAGGGTCCGCATTATCAGGCCGCTGCTGCAACTTGATAAGAAACAGCAAACCATCGGACACGCGACAACCAACCAACGCGGTCGAATCATTGCGAATCGAACCATCGAACCCAAGCGTGATCTCCTCATCCTCGTCAATGAAATCCTTCCAGACCCCATCCAAACGAGACGACGAGCCGACAGCACGGCCATACAAATCCCTGTAAGCCAAATGCGACTGGATCGCAGGCTCCGTAAGCCACGAATCCTCACTCGACGCACGAGAGTTCAAATAATAACGAATCGAATCATTCGGGTCCGAATCAGGCTGGTAAATCTGCCCCATCAGACCATGAATGTCAACCCAACCATCCTTCGACGGCCCCGGCTCGACGCCATCATCACGAAGCGAGAACCCCTCAACCGAATAACCATCGGCATCAACGGCCTCGATACGCCCATCAGGAAGAATGATGTAATCCTTACCATCATCCGAATGGGCAGCAGAACCATACGACTCATACAACGCGTGCTCAAGCTTCTTCTCATCAGGAAAATCCTCGATAGGAAGCGTCGAATACCGATAGTCGAAATACAAGCCCTTATAATGCTTGGAACGGCCAGCCTGAATATCCTCCGCAATCTTCAACGTGTTCTCCGCCACACTGTTCTGACCCGGACGGAAATACGTCGTCATCTCCAACACCCAAGGGTCGGCATCCAACGAACGCTTCGGAAGATTACGCTGAACCGTCTTATACATCGAATGATGCTTCGGCAGCGTATACAGATGCACCTCATCCATCAACGCGAAAGTCTCAAGACCACCATCCTTCGACGCATCACCGGAAGTCGTGGGAATAATCTCCCCACCCTCCGGCAAGCCGATACGGGTCTTCGTGACCTCCATGCCGAAACCCTGCAACTGGGCCAACGGGCCGGAAGTGCAGTTATAGTAAATCGAATCGAAGATATTGCCCGACTGGTCCTCGGACGTAGCCAAACACAGAATCTCAGGACGCTGGACAGGACGGCCAACAGGCTCACCCGGCAGATAATAGTAAGTCTGACCAAGAAACGTATACGTCTCACCCGGCTTAGCCCAATGGTCGAAACGACACGGGCCAAAAGCCTCGAACAAGGCCAGATCATTACCCAAGCCACTCTTGTTGCAACCCTTCGGACGCCACAAGCTCACACGATTGAACCTGCGCCGACCATCCGGCTTCAACGCATAGGCGTTCAAATAGAACTGGATATACTCAGGACTATGAGTGACAGGCTTACCGGTCGCACCACCGCGACCGATGAGACTGAACGTCTCAACCCACCACAACGCCAAACGTCCAAGACTCCTACGCCTATCCTCATAAGTCAGGTTAGGAATCATCAAATGCATGTCAGCCAGCCGCCTCGATCTTGCGACGCCAAGCATCGATATCCTGAATCACAGCATGATTCGAACCATCCGAAGCGGCATGGTCGTCAGCCTCCGGCACATCGAACTTCAACGCGCGCATCGAAGCCGGAGTCCAACCCAACTCGTCAAACAACTGACGCACGACCGGCATCAACGTCGCATAACGACGAGTCGAAAGCATCTCATTGATCGTCGCGAAACCCAACTGGACGGCCATCCAGGAAGGAGCCGAACGCAACATCGAAGCATTCGGACTACGCCGATACTCCTCATACCAATGAGCAACCAACGGCAACCACTCCCCACCCTTGGGGAAAATCTGGTTAGCCGGAGGCAAATCAGGCCCCAACTTCCCATCAGGAATCTCCAAAACCTGATTGCCGGAATCACTCGTCTTCCTGCCCATAACATCACTCCCCGCAAAGCCCCATTACGGGACGACAAGCGCGAAGCCCGTTACGGCACTACGCGCACCTGCGATGAACGACAATCCGATTAGCCAACGAGTTCTCACCACCCTGCTCCAACGGCACACGCCAAGCGCCAACCGGAAAATCATCACTCAAAACATCAACCGACCGGTCAAGCGGCAACCCACAAACCGGACACGTATGAGAACACGCGTTCCACTCGTCCTCGGCAGTCCAAAAACCAGTAGGAACACTCCCCCGCCGCCCGACACGGGCATTCGACCGAGGCTCCCACAACACCGACTTCAACGGCTGCGGAGTACGATTAGGAGCCGCACCCTCAGCCTTCAAACGCTGGAAACGCTTACGACAACGAGCCGAACAAAAAGCCTTGTCCCGACGCTCAGTCTCAAAAAAAGAACCACACGCCAGACACGCACGACTCATACGACGCTTACGGGCACCACTGCCACTACGCCGCCAACGATCATAATGAGACCTACACATCCCATGAGCATGAACAGGCCCATCACACCCATTCACACTGCACTCACCCTCAGCTAACCGAACGCGGGATGCCTGTACCAACGAGCCTCCTCACGCTCAACCCTCTTCCTTCGCCGCGCGTCAGCCGACTCCAAACCAGTCTTATAAGAATGATGGGCACGACAAAGAACCTGAAGATTATCCCAAGAATCATCATCAGGCTGACCATCCTCGGCACGAACGATATGATCGACCTCATTCGCATGAGCGCCACACGGACGCAACACGCCATCATCACCGATCACCGGATACTGGCAACGCCACCCGTAATAATCCAACACCTCACGACGCGTCCGCTCCCAACCAGGATTGAACCGTTCCTTACGATGCGACTTATTCCAATCGTTGGTCATCACCACTCCTCAGTGCTTCAGGAGGGAATCGAACCCTCACGTCACAGGACAACGCATTTTGAGTGCGCCGCGTCTACCATTCCGCCACCAAAGCAAAAGAACAGACAACCCCCACGCCACACTCACCACAAAACATGGGGGCTGCCCGTCATCTAACCCAAACCGCCATAAGGAAATCCAATGGCAAAAAATGGCTTTTTACCGCCAGCCACGGCGCGCGGATGCTGAGGGAGTCGAACCCCCGGACCGTCACCGGTCGCCACCTTAGCGAGGTGGTGCAATAAGCCACTCTGCCAAGCATCCAAAAGCAAGAGCCGCCGCAGCGACTCAGGAGACTGTTCCCGCAGACTAGGCGGGTCAGCTGAAACTAGAGCCGCCACAAGACGACTCCGAAGACCTTTCCCACAACCTGTGGGTAGGCTGAGCACAGCATGTTGGACTCGAACCAACATCAACGGTTTTGGAGACCGCCATGCTACCGGTTGCACCAATGCCATATGTGGATGGTCACACCCATGAAGCGTGACCATCCACCGAGTCGCCGTTAACGGAAGCGTCCGCCGCTTTCATCACCAGACAAGCCAACACCAGCGGTAGGCACTTGCCCTCGGGGGTAGTACTACTTCCCCAACGCGGAATGTGAAGGATTCGAACCTCCGGCACTTCACAGTGCGACTGCTTTCGGGACAGTTGCATTAAACCACTCTGCCAACATTCCAAACCCAACTTAGTTATTGTCCAAGTTGGCATGACAGCGGCATGGTGGACTGGCTTTTACCACCAACGGCAAGGAACGTGGTCGTTTAGCGCCCCGTTTGGCCGTGCCTCCCCTTCGGTCGTCAACCGCCTGACTAAGGCAGGGAGCCTCTTGACATCCACAAGTTCCATGTTGTCTGTTCGAGCAATGCCTTCGGTTTCACGGACAGCTACCCCATGAGACCTAGTGCCCCGTGGTGGACTCGAACCACCGACGTATCAAAGTCACGGTTTTACAGACCGCTGCAATCGCCGCTATGCACAACGAGGCAAAAGAGCAAACCCCGGGAATCGAACCCGACAACCAAAAGGCTGTGCCAACAGGATTGCAAGTCAGCCCCAAAAAACAAATGGCGCAGCCATATAGGCGACACCGGGCGGGACCGGCACAAGAAACGAGGATGGACGCAATCTCACGGACAATCCAAAAACACACACTATATTCCGGGATTCATCCACCCTCAAAGGGTCCCCAGCCGGATTCGAACCGGCAACTCACCACGCATAGGCAAGAGAGCCAGAAACCCATGCGCGACTAACACTCCCACAAGAGCGATAGGAACCATGTGCGAGATCAAACGGCGGTACCAACAAGCCTCTCGCATTGGACTTGAAACCGGATCGCACCTTACCTAGGAAGATGCCATCGTTTTGCGTGAGGGTACACCGTCCTTTTAGGACGGTGGGGAATCACGCGGGCCTGTTCTGGTTTTCTATGTACCGTTTCAGCGTGTTCAACGGTGCGCCTCCCGCCGTGCCCGCGTAGTAGCTGGGCGACCAGAGGCGTTGCGCCCTCCAATAGTGTTGCGCGAGTTCGGGGTAGTCACGGCGCATGTATCGGCTGGACACTCCCTTGAGGCTGTTGACGAGTCGGCTGAGTTCCACGGTCGGGGGAAACGACACGAGCAGGTGCACGTAATTCGTTTCGCCGTTGAACTCCTCCAACCGGCAGTCGAACGAGGCGCACACGTCGGAGAATATGCGTTCCAATGCCTTCAGATGCTCGTCGGTGAACACGTCGTGCCGGTATTTGGTAATGAAGACCAAGTGCGCGTGCAAATCATAGACGCAGTGCCGTCCCTTACGAATATCGTTTGTCTTATCCATGAAGACCAAGTATAATACCAAACATGAGTTCCTACAGGCGATACAACTACCGCGCCTACCCCACGCAAGGGCAACGCGAGGCATTGTCATGCCTGTACGGCGCATGCCGGTACACGTACAATTGGACGCTCGACCAGCGGGAGCTTATGCGTCGCCGACATGGGCGAATGCAGTCCTGCACGCAGTTGAGCAACATGTTCACCCAATGGAAACGCGACCCCGGCATGGAATGGCTTCTGGCCGTATCATCCACGCCGTTGCAGCAGTCGATACGCCACGCGGACATGGCCTACCGGAACTTCCTCCGCCTCTACAAGGCCGGCAGGACCCATATTGTGACCAACCGCCGTACCGGGAAGAAGCATCGCACGGGACTGCCCCGCTACAAGAGCCGCAGGGACGGCGAACAGTCGGCCGAGTTCACCAAATCCGCGAGATTCCGAATCGAACATGCGGACGGATGCAAGTGGGCGTTCCTCACGCTCCCGAAAATAGGGCGGGTCAAACTCCGTTGGACGCGCGAACTGCCGTCCACGCCGAACACCGTCACCATCATGCTCCACGCGGACGGCTCCTATGAAGCGAGCTTCACCGTGCAAGTCGATGACAAGACCGACGCCCCCAAGCCACTGCATGAGGCGTGCGGCATCGACATGGGGCTTGACTCGCTCATGAGCATCGTCTACACGGACGGCACACGCGAGAAGATACCCCACCCACACACCCTGAAACGCAAGACGCGCCGACTACGCAAACTCGACAAACAACTGGCAAGGAAAACGAAAGGCTCGAACAACCATGCGAAGACACGACTCCTGAAGGCCAAGACCTACGGTCGGATACGGAACCAACGCAGGGACATGGCGTACAAGCTGGCATCCAAGGTGGCGGGCGAGAACCAAGCCGTCGCCTTGGAGACCTTGAACGTCAAGGGACTGGCGCGTACCCGCATGGCGAAAAGCCTGTTGGACGCGAACTGGACGCGAATCATCGACCGTATACGGCAATTGGGTATCCAATACGGCAGAACCGTCAAACGCATCGACCGCTGGTATCCCAGCAGCCAAATCTGCTCCCAATGCGGACACAGGGATGGCAGGAAACCGTTGGACATACGTGAATGGGAATGCCCGAACTGCGGCATACGGCTCGATCGTGATTGGAACGCCGCACTGAACATCCTCGACGCCGCGGGACTCGCGGAGTCGTTAAACGCCCGTGGAGGCGACGTAAGACGGAGACTGGCGCAAGCCGGTCGCAACGCGGACGCCCGTGAAGCGGGAACCCGCCGAACCGCAAGGCTTCATTAAGCCAACCGGAGTAGGAATCCCCCGCCTTCAGGCAGGTGAGGAAGTCAACTGCGGACAGTGAGAGATTCGAACTCCCGGACCCGTTAGAGTCGGTCGCTTTCGAGGCGACTACCTTAAACCAGACTCAGCCAACTGCCCCTAGCGGTGCTCCTTATGAACACGAACGTCCCAACGGTCGGAATCCTTAACCAAGAGACAAGGAGCACCACCGAACCGCTTGCCGGAATGACACCCACAATGACGCCACGCGTCCTCCAAAATTCATTCCGACATGCGACAGCATACTCATACCTAACGTTGCATCAACGTTGCAATGAAAACGGCGTAGAATACGGCGTGTCGCGTGGTATGCTGAAGACGATTTCAATGTGAACCCAACATCGTCGTTGTCATGTCACGTTTCATGCGCGGACTTTTTCAGACGGCGCGCACTATTTCTACCATTGACCCGACGGCCCTGGCAGGCGCACCCGGAGGACCCTCCCCCAGCCCCGGTTGGAACGTTCGTTCGATGGTACAAATGTTCGTTCGTACAGTTGTACGTATGCGCGTCATTGTGTCGTACTCCTTATTATTTATATCTATCTTGCTCAATATTTTTTGTCCGTATTTCAGTATCTTGCTTGACTTTATTTTTCCTTGTGCTACTCAAACTCTTTTTTCGTTTCATTTACCCCCTACCCATGTTGCGACACGCCGATAGAATGGCGCTGTTTCAACGTTTTGCCGTAGTCTGTTTTCTCAATTTGCTTGCACCCAATTGGGTGCTATACTGAAGCTATCAACCGGTTAGGCGGTCAGCCTAGCAAGGTTGGTGCGACACTCTAGACCGCACCACTTGCAACCGGTTGGGAGCAACCGGCAAATGAAGCCGTGGCGGTTAGGTGCCTAGGCACCGCATAGCCTAGCCTGAAACGGTTAGGGGGGCGTATCGAGTGTATGCGCCGTGAAGCCGCCATGTGTGGAACGTTGGCCGCTGTGCCGAGGTGCAGTGCGTCAGTTTGCGAGTGTTGCGAGTGTTTGAAAAGTGAAGAGTGTTACCGAATGCCGGTAGTTTGAGCTTCGCCCCCTATCGTAGGGGGTTAGGAGTCGGCGGCAGTCAAGGTGTGTGCATAATGTCCACTATGTGGACGTGGCCGATAGTGTCGGTTTTGCCTAGGCAGTGCGCGTGAACTTGGTTGCCAATGTTGAGCGCGAGAACTCGTAAGGGGGTACCGCCGACGTTTGGCGTAGTGTGAGAGACTACCGCCAATGAGGATAGGCCGAGCAAATGAGTGGCAATGTCTATGTTTGCCATGCGTGAGCATGGTTGGCGGCATGGACTCATAAACCACGGCACAACGGGGTTGCGAGGGTGGACACACTCTAGCTTCCGTCAATCGCGTTATGGCGGTTGGTTACGGACGTTTTTAGTCCGGGGACTGTGCGGACACTAAAAGTCTATAGGGGGTGCGTATGTACCTCTGCACCACTGTAGCGAGTGGTGTTAGCCAAAAAATCTTCATGGGCGCAACCCGCAAGGGTTGCACCCTATCTCGCCACTGTTTAGACCTTGATGAGGTGCGATACCTCATAGTGGCGCGCAATCAATCAACCAAACATTAGACCTTAAGGGGGTTTATTATGGATACCAACGAAAAAATGGCGGTGAAAATCGTTCGCGATTGTTTTACAACGGCGCGTGAGACTTTGCCGTCGTACGCTTCATGCATCTACGTTTCAGACATGCCAACGATCGAGTTCAACACTTCGAGGGCCGAGGATATGGCGTCTACGACGTTGCGGCATATGATCGTCGCGGCGTTGAGGGTGGCCGCGCTCAGGTCTGGGAGTGTTGACTGGCGTTCCGGATTCTTTCCGGACGTGCGGGTGACACGCGTCCTTGCGTCCATGCACCGTGTGGCAGTGTATTGCGAGACGAATACCGGGCATTACTACAAGGTTAGGTGCGTTCCGGTGCTTGATACCGTATCGAACAAGCCGACGCCGTACCTTATGGGGCAGGTGGACACGTTCGAATGGACTGACCAAGGCTGGGATTTTGTCAGGCGTGATTTTGTCAATCTCGTTTGACTTGTGTAGTCAACAATACAATAAGATTAAATAAAGGGGGAGCTATGTCTGATTATGACAATCTCGTGCAATGGTGCAAGGATATGCGTTCTACGCAGATTGCGCGGCGTAATCGCGCGTGGAATTTCCAGCACGCTCATGGCATTGAGCCGTGTGATGTCGCGTGGAATGCCGACGCCATAAGGTGGGTTGACGGCGTGGTGTATGTGGTCAGCCGCAATGTCAAGCGCAACGGCGAACTGGGCGAGCGTTACGCCGTGGTCACGGCTGAGCAGTGGCTTGACATACATCGGGTTCCGGGCGATGAGTCATGCGTTGCACGGCTTGAATCCTACATGACGCGAAACTAATTGTAGTCAACAATACAAGTGAGGTGTTTATTATGACTGGAAAAATCGAGTTGTCTGTGGATATCAGTGTGGAATGGCGGCGTAGCGCCACATGGGGCATGTGCCCTACCGCTACCGTTGACGCACTACTAACCGAGGATGGCGTTACTGTCAGGCGTGACCATGGTTCCGGCCATGCGTCCGGCTGCGGGTATGACAAACTCTCTGCGGCGGTGGATGAAGCCATGCGTGAGTTGCCGTTGTGGCAGACGTTTCTCATGTGGCGTGGATTCAAGCACACGTATGCGTCGATTCCATACAACGGTTCCGATAGAACGCTATATGGGCTGAAGCGTTGCAATTACGGCTGGGAGATGAACGCGAACGCGTGCGGCATGGAAACGATTATCGACATTTTCACGGCGAACGGGTTCACCATGACGTCGCATAGTGGCGATGCCTACGATTTTTACCATTTCGAGCGCGTGGTACCGCGTTCGTTCCTGAAACTCATCTGACTTTGTAGCCCTCTGTGGGCTATGGCGCGGCTTAGTGGTTTCTGTGGGGTGCGATTCCTCACCCGCGCACTGTGCCGTCATATGGCGGGCTAATCAACAGTCTCTATGAAAGTGGGTAATCATGTCTGGATTTAATTCCGTGGATGCTTTTTACGACGTCATGGCCGGCTTCCATGGCTTGCATGAGTCTGAACCGGACGGCGGCGCATTGGAATTGTATTCATACAATGGTGCCGAGTTCCCGGACGGTCTGGACGGTTGCAGTCTTGACGTTATCACAGCGCCGTCGCCTGAGTTCCTTGCGTACATGCGTGGGAATGATAGTCCGGTGCCGCCGTCCGGGTACAAGGATATGGCCGATGAGATTAAGGGCATATGGGACGTGTACAGCCACGGTTCCGCCGAAGCCGACTGGGGACGACTGGCTGAACTGTACGACGATAATAATCTGTCGCTGTCTGTCATCGTCGATTACGAGTTTATGGATTGGCCTGAGACGTTCGGCGACATACTGGACGGCAAAGGGTCGAATTGCTGGAATCTCGACGGTATGGTGTGGCACCTGTACAGCCATGAGGCATGCACTGTCGCGGATTCTGAGGGCGCATGGCCCAGCCTTGACGACTTGCTGGAATGCATGTCTTCCGATGACGTTGAGACGTGCGCCTATGCGCAGCAGTTTGTCGAATGCATGGATGCGGGCGACTATGTGGCCGCGTGCAGGGCGCTTAAGGCTCTCGACTTTGAGCTGTGGTATTCGCAGCTGTCTCTGACTCTCTGCTACTGAAAATCAATCAATCTGAAAGTGAGGAAAATGAAATGTATGTGCATGAGATTCGCAAGGATACGGCCGAGGACGCCGACTTGTACGAGGAACTGCGGGACGCGTGGGACGGTGTCGGCTACGCTGGTCTGCCGTCGTTCGATGACGTGCTGCCGGACATTCTGGAATGGGTGCGGGGTATCCGCGTGGCCGACACTGTGTTCAACGATTACACGTATCAGGTTTCGCGGCTGCTGTACTTCGATAACGCGCTGGATGAAAGCAATATCGAGACTGCCGTGCGGTGGCTGTCGGACTACGGTTATGTGCCGCGCGCGTTCTGCGGTGTCGGCTATGCGATTGAGTTGACGGACGGGTATGGCGGACTGTCGGATCAGGCCGTCGTCCAATATGCGATAGACATGATTATCAAGGACGGGCGCTACTACCCGGTGTTGGATGAATCCGACTGGGAGCGGCGAGAGGACGCGTGGCTGCGGGATTACTTCGATGGCGAGGTGTCTGACGCCATGTTGGATGGCGCTGACCGTGATGCCGTGTTTGAGGCGTGGCGGGATGACGCCGACCCGGTTTCTGGCGACATGGATTTCGACATGGAAAAGCTTCCTGGTTATATCGAGACCGCCAAGGGAGGTAAGCGGAATGCGTAAGGGTGTGAAGCTGGCTGGACTGCTGGCTGCTGGTGTGGCGGCGTTCGCCGTGGCGTGTTCGCCGGTGTGCAATCCCGTGCCGGTGGCCGACCCTCATGGGACGCCTGAACAGCAATGGAATTGGTGGCGTGAGACGTATGCGACGGCTGACTATGGTCAGGCTGATTTGGCTGGCTACACGTCGCTGTCGGATATTCCCCAGTGCGGCATGGAAGACGGCAGTACGGCTGGCGGCTATGAGCGCATATGCGAGTGGCGTGCCGCGTCCGTTGGCAATCGCATGGGCGAGTCTTACGTGCTGGTTGACGGCGGCAAGGTGCTGTCGTGGGGCGGCACAAGGGAAATGTGAAAGTGCCGGTCTCAGGTAGGACTGCGACCGGCCATGCAATCAATCAATCAAATCTAATTGCAAGGGAGATTATACCATGAAATTCGACGGGCGAGGAGGTGGCGCGATGATCGACGTCAACTTGCTGCCGCGTGAGCTGACCGGCTATGTGGGTTACGTGTGCTGGCAATGGTTCGAGAGGCATTTCAGCCGTGACGAGGTGCCGTATATCCGTGGCGGCGCGTGTGGTCTGGTGCCCGATTTGCGGGACAATCTCATCGATGTCGTGCAAAACTGTTTCGCTGACGGCGGTCTGGATGACGAGACGGTCGGACGGTTCGTCGCATTGTATGCCACGCTGCCGTTCGACGTCGATGAGGCGCGGCGGTTGGCCGAGAATGATTTCCGTTATGTCGCCGACGCGGACACGCGGCTGGCGTTCGAGCTGTGCGTGCTGGTGTTCGACGCCATGTTCCCGCAGCATGTCGAGGTTCGTCAGACGGATGTGGACGGGACGTTGGAGCATATCGCGTTTCCGGCTAGCTGGCAGCATGACCTGGCTGTGTCTTCGACTCCTGAGAATCGCATGTCCGCGTACCGCAATGGCCTGTCGGCTGTGCGCAAGGCGTATGACAAGATGTTCGACCGTCTTGGGGAGGCTGACTGACATGGCCGCGTTGTGGACTGCGGAATATGTGGGTGGCGCAATCCGCGTGCGCCGTCACAGGTCTCAGGCCGATGCGGAGGCGTATCGGGATGCGGTTCTGCGTGCCGATGGCCGGTTTCTGACGCGTTGCACTGTCGGTAGCGGAGAGGACGTGCGCGTGGCGATGGTGAACCGGCTGGAACTGGCCGGTGTCGGCTGTCGTTCGCGTCTCATGCGGACGTCGTTGAAAAGACTGGTGGAACTCACCGACGAGTTCTGCTGCTGAATGAAAGGAAAGAATGATGATTACCGTTGACGAGCTGAAGGCAATGCCATTGGACAAGCCGATCGGCGAGGCTGTCGTTTGCGATGTTGAATACATGGCAAACGAGGGTTTGCAACCGTTCTACCAGCGTGAGTTTGAACCTTATGAGGGTGTCTATCGCGTCAATGATTTCGCCAAATATGTTTCCGAGGATTCGTGGCGGAAGTTCTGGTCAGCGTTCCCTGAATGGTGTGAGCAGATGTTCATGCTGCACGACAATACTCGTTCCGATGATTATTGTGAGTTCACTTCTGAAGTGCTTTCTGGTCTGACGCCGATTGAGATTGGGGAACAATTCGAGAAGTCTCGTGAATATGACCTTGATTATGTGTTCTGGACGCAAGCCGATGACGAGGGGCATGTGTGATGGACGCCCATGATTCCGACGTGTGCGCGAATGTGGTCGGCAAGTCGTTGGAGGCCGTCCGATTGCTGTCGAATCTGGGGAGTGGGAACGCTCCCGATTCGGCTTACATTCTGGCCGCTTACGACCAGTTGACGACTGCGGCGTACCTGCTGCATCAGATTATCCCTTGGACCAAGGAGGAAAACAGTGAGTAAACATGGCTTCTTCTCCCCTATCGCCGAATACGATGGGTTCGATTATGCGTCCGGCAGGTCGTTCTGGCGTCGTCGTTCGCTGCCGTCGCTCCTGTGCGAGTGGCTTGGCGAATGGTTCCGTGGCGTGAGGGCGGCTCGCATGGGCTATTCGACCTGGCTGTACGTCCAGTGTTCCGGTGGCTGCATGATTCCAGTGGACATGCTGGACTGGAATGAGGATTGGATTGATTGATGTCGGCGGCGTCCCCCAGCCGTCGATGATATGGTGTTTTTGATCGGAAAGGAGTGTGGCATGGGGTTGCGTGAGCTGCGGAAACGTTCGAACATCACGTTGGAGCAGTTGAGCGCGTTGACCGGCTATGACATGCCGAGGCTGAGCCGGTATGAGACGGTTGACGATGACGCTCGGAACATGTTTCTGGGCACGGCGGCATCGTTGGCGCGGATACTGCATTGCAACGTGCTGGACCTGTATCCCGATGAGCATGTGTGGCGAGGCGGCGTGTCGGCTGGCGTCGTCGGCTTGAGGAACATCCGCTTGTTCCGTGGGTTGACGCAGACGCAGTTGGCTGGCATGAGTGGTGTCGCACGACCGAACATCTCATGGTTCGAGACCGGTTATCGTCCTGTTTCGCAAATGTATTTGCGGACGGCGTTACGATTGTCTGAGGCGTTGCAATGCGACCCTGTGGATTTTCTGACGGAAGGATACTGACATGGGCATGAGGGAACTCAGACTGAAGCGCGGCATGACACAACAACAGCTGGCTGACAAAGCAGGGTTGAGCCATCAGCGTGTAGCGGCGTTCGAGACTGGCGCACGTAAGACAAGCGGTATGAGTCTCGCAGTCGCGATTCGTATTTGCGACGCGCTCAAGGTGCGCAACCCAAGGAAACTTCTTGATTCTGACCCTGATTCTGAATCTTCTGCGGATTCTAAGTGATCCGCAGAAGATAATGTTCAGCCGATAGTATCGGCGCGAAAGTAAGGAGGTGGCATAGTTGCCGGGAATAAGCAGGTTTTTCGGCATCGTCATTTACATGTACGCCAATGACCATGGCCCCGTGAAGCATTTTCACGCGGAATATAATGGCCATTGGGCTAAGTACTCGTTTGATGGCGATTTGATTAAGGGCGGTTTGCCTAGGAAACAGGAACGTTTGGTATTGGCGTGGGCTGAAATACACCGTGAGGATCTAGAATCCAATTGGAAGTGTGTGGAGGCCCATGTGCAACCCGGACACATCGAGCCGCTTAGGTAAGGAGGTTTATTCATGTGTGACGGTGTTGTTTTGGTGACTGACGCTGTTCCGTTGGACGGCCACCGTGTGGCGGTCAGGTTCAGCGATGGTTATAGCGGCGTCTTGGATATGGCTAAGTATTTTGGCTATCCGGCGTTCGCTGGGTTGAATGATCCTGCGGTGTTCGCTACTGCGCGGGCTGGTCTCGGTACGGTGTTGTGGGGTGACGGCGATATAGACGTCGCACCTGATACCGCGCGTGAGGAGGCCGTGCCGTTGGGCGCGTAGGCCGCGTCTATGAATCCCGGTTGCTTTTGCTGCCGGGATTTTGTTTATTCGAACGTGTTTGGCGGGGTTCCCCGTCTGATGAAAATGCCCCAAGAGTGTTGCATCACTCTTGGGGTTTCGCTTAAAACAAACCGATTTATAAGCCCTCTCATTTTAGCAAGGGGGCTGGAATGGAGTGTGTGTTATGAGTATCCATTTTTTATGCCGGGTATTGGCAGTTTGGTGTCGGCGTTACCAATTTTGAGGGTGAGCCGTATTGTAGCCTTTTGTCTTTTGACTCGCGTAAGGAACGCGACGCTTGGGTTGCTGCGGATCATTTCGACAATAATTGGCATCGTAGCGCGGTGTCGCGTCGTGAGGCGTTGCCGCTTATGCGCGCTGAGCTTGCCGAGCTTTTCGACGGTTATGACGGCTGGCGTGTTGATGGCGTGTTTTATTCGTCCATTGGCGACGCTTTCGCGGCGTTCTTCAAGGCTGAGGCCGCTGCGCATAGGCGTGCGGGCGTCTGATTCATTCAGTCTGTTTGTTTAATTCCAGGGCGTGGCGATTGTGCCGCGCCCTTTGTTTTCAACGTTTTCTTTTTAA